AAGTAAAATGATCGAGCTTGGACTTAAGGAGGCTCCTGTCCAAGAAGAACGGACTACAATGAAAGTCCAAGAAAAGGCTGCCGAGCCTCCCGCTCCCCAAGAAGCTGGGGAGTAGAGGCAGCCAGAGCACAGTTACATACTTGATGTAACTGTGCTCACTGACACCAAAGGAGGTAAAGGTGGAAACAATTAAGTATAATTTAACTCAAGCCAAGACACGGGAAGATAAAACACAGTGGATCAAAATAGGGATAGCACAAAAGAGCGACCGTAATTTTTGGATCAAGTTAGATGTGTTGCCGATCGCAGATAAAAACGGCGAAGTATGGTTAAATTTATTTGAAAGGAAAGATGATGAAGTACAGAAAAAAGATGAGCGGTAGAGCGAGTCGTAAACAATTTACAAAAGGCGCAATGAGAGTGAAGGGTAAGAATTTCACAAAACCAATGCGCGGCGGCATCAGACTATAGATGCCATGCTATCATCCTCTGGTAGCCTATAAATGCGATGGAAAAGTAGTATTTGATAAGCCCTTCGCATTTGCGAGGGGCTTTAATTTACCCTGTGGCCAATGTATTGGGTGCAGGTTAGACTACAGTCGCCAATGGGCTATTAGGTGCGTCCATGAGGCTCAGATGCACGAGGATAATTGTTTCATAACCTTAACGTTTGACAATGAACACATTGCAAAACGTAAAAATCCGGAAAGTTTAGATAATACAGAGTTCCAAAGGTTTATGAAACGCCTCCGGAAAAAGTATCCCCACAAAATAAGATTTTTTCATTGTGGGGAATATGGGGATCAAAATAAAAGACCACATTATCATGCCTTATTATTTGGGCATGATTTTAAAGATAAGAAATTGTGGTCAAATAAAGGCGACTTCAAGTTATTTGTAAGTCAAGAATTAGCAGAGTTATGGCCGTATGGGTTCCATACGATCGGAGCAGTTAGCTTCGATACAGCTGCATATTGTGCCAGATATGTAATGAAAAAGGTAACAGGTGACGCAGCTGCGTCACATTATCGAGAGGTAGATCTCGAAACCGGCGAAATAATAAATGAGATAAAGCCGGAATATTGTACGATGTCGCGTATGCCAGGCATCGGTTATGAATGGTATCAAAAATATGGATACCATGATTGCCATAAACACGATTATATCGTGATAAATGGTTATAAAGTAAGACCACCAAGGTATTACGATAAGTTATGCGAAGAAGAATTCTTTGCAAAAATAAAGGAAAGACGCGTAGAAAACGCGGACGAACCCATAATAAATTATGGGAAAGAAATGGACAGACTTTGGGTGGAAGAAGAAGTAAAAATAAAAAAGCTTGAAAGACTAATAAGAAACGTATAGCGTTTTTTTAACTAACTAGGAGGTAGTAATGAAAAAAGTATATTATGCAGTATATGATAGAAAAGCCGAATTGTTTTCAGCACCGTTTTTGGAAATCAAAGACGGAACAGCAATTCGTGCAATTCAAGATTTGGTAGTCAATTCACCAGAACATGCTTTTGCAAAACATCCATCGGATTTTAGTTTGCATAAGTTAGGTGAATTTGATGATGTAACGGGAGTTATCACAGGCCAGATGCCTGAGAAACTCCAAGAAATAGAAAATCTAGTAGGAGAATAAGATAATGCTAGGCGGTCGTATGGGCAATTTGCCAACAGTAATGAAGCACGAGTTTTCGCGAGTGCCACAAGCTGATATTCAGCGTTCAACATTCAATCGGTCACACGGACTAAAAACAACATTCGACGCAGGGTATCTTGTACCAATTTTCGTCGATGAAGTAGTGCCAGGCGATTCGTTTAATCTAAAAGCGCATGGATTTGGTCGCCTAGCTACTCCAATTTATCCAGTAATGGATAATTTATATGTAGAAACATTCTTTTTCTTTGTTCCAAACAGATTGATTTGGGACAATTGGGAAAAGTTTAATGGTGCTCAGGATAATCCTGGCGATAGTACAAGTTATTTGGTTCCACAGCTAACGCTGGGGTCAGGGGTAAGTATTGCAGGCGATAGCCTGTATGATTATATGGGTCTGCCAACAGGTGTAAATGGTATTGCGTTTAACAACCTGCACGGTCGTGCATATAATCTTTGTTATAATGAATGGTTTCGCGATGAAAACCTTCAAGATTCAGTAACAGTAGATAAGGGCGATGGACCCGATAATATTAGTGATTATACGTTGTTAAAACGTGGTAAGCGGCACGATTATTTTACGTCGTGTTTACCTTGGCCGCAAAAAGGTGATGCGGTAAGCTTACCATTAGGTACGGCTGCGCCGGTGATGTTTGATACAATATCGGGGTCAACAGCTGCTGATTCAGAGTTTGCAGGTGTAGGTCGTTATAGTAGCGGTGATGCAAAGGTGTTTTATAGTACTGATGGAACATCATACGCGAATTTAATACCGCTTGATTCGAATCAATTGATGTTTGCAGATTTGGCCGACGCTACGGCTGCAACAATTAATGAATTGCGGGAAGCATTTCAAATTCAAAGGTTGTATGAGCGCGATGCGCGAGGTGGTACACGGTACACAGAAATTTTGCAAAGCCATTTTGGAGTTACGTCTCCAGATGCACGGTTGCAACGCCCTGAATATTTGGGCGGTGGTAAAACACCAATATCAATGCAGCCAGTCCCACAAACGTCGTCTACAGATGCAACATCGCCACAAGGTAATTTGTCAGCGATGGGAACAGTAGGAGTGCAAGGTCACGGGTTTAGCAAATCATTTGTAGAACATGGCGTAATTATCGGCATGGCGTGTGTATTTGCAGATTTAACATATCAACAAGGTATGAATCGGATGTGGTCGCGGCGCGATCGCTGGGATTTTTATTGGCCAGCGCTTGCACATCTTGGAGAACAAGCAGTTCTTAACGAAGAAATTTATACACAAGGAACAAGTGCAGATTCAGATGTATTCGGATATCAAGAGCGTTATGCGGAATATCGGTATAAGCCGAGTCAAATTACAGGTAAAATGCGGTCGAATGCTTCGGGTAGTTTGGACGTTTGGCATCTGTCGCAAGACTTTAGTTCAGTGCCAGTCCTCAATGCATCGTTTATCGAAGAAAATCCGCCAATTGATCGGGTAGTTGCATTGCCGACAGAACCGGATTTGTTGTTCGATTGGTATTTTGATATGAAATGTACACGGCCAATGCCAACATATAGTGTTCCGGGTCTTATTGACCATTTCTAAGGTATGTTATGGATATTAAGTGGAATATCATTATTAGTGTTATTAAGCGTATCGCACTGCCTATGGCAGTCGGTTCGCTTGTTCTTTGGCTTATGTCTCATGGCTATGATGACTGGGTGCCTGTTATATGTGGTATTGCAGACAATCTTGGCGTCGTAGTAACGGAGTGTGAATAATGTGGGGAGCTGTTATAGGTGGACTTGCCAGTGCTTATGGTCAGTACCGTGCGAATAAACAATCAAGGAATTTTGCTGAAAAAATGAGCGGTACAGCTCATCAAAGGCAAATGGCTGATTTAAAAGCAGCTGGAATTAATCCAATATTAGCCGGAAGGCTCGGTGGCGCATCAACACCGAGTTACCAAGCAGGCAATATTGGGTCGGCAGCGGTGCAAGGATATGGCCAAGTAAGTAGTGCCAAGCAAGCACAAGCGCAAACAAAACAAACAGAAGCTCAGACAGCTGTAACAAAACAACAAGAACAAAAGTTAGTGCAAGAAATAAAGCAGATGAAAGATTTGCACAATGAAAGGTGGCAAAGATTATTTGCCACAATGGGACCCGATAATATAGCGGCGTCTGTAGCGGCAGCGATAAATAATGTTGATATTAAATTATTGTTGAATACGGTTGCGAAAAAAACAAAAGTAAGTGTCAATACGATAAGAGACTTGGAAAATTTGTTAAGAGCAACACAAGCTCAAAAATCTGGTGTAGCCCAGACGGTAAGCGGATTTGAACAAGTGATTAAAAGGGTTTTTAAGCCCTCAGATATGCGAAACGATAAGTATTCAAAAGGAGCCAAAAATGGCTAAAATAGTATTTAAAACAGGTTATGGCGAGCGGCAGCGAGTTAAGACAGAAATTAAAGGCGAAAGCCTAACACAACAGCACTTCGCCCATGAGGCGGATGTGCGTAATATTATTAAGCAGTATGACAAAACAGGTCTCATTGCAAATGTACAGAAGGGCGTAGCCCAATATGGAGACTATTCAGAAGTCAACGAATATAGAGAGGCGTTAGACCTCGTTAATAATGCAAACGGAATGTTTGCGGAATTGCCCGCAGAATTGCGGCAAATGTTTCAAAATAATGCTGGAATGTTTTTGGAGTTTGCAACAAACCCAGAAAACGAAAGTAAAATGATCGAGCTTGGACTTAAGGAGGCTCCTGTCCAAGAAGAACGGACTACAATGAAAGTCCAAGAAAAGGCTGCC